AGCAGATCATGTATGTGCGGGACCAGACGGACAAGACGCGGGAAATGGTAAGTGATTCGGCGGGCGGAGAGTCGTGGAAAACACAACAGGCATGGGACAAGCAGGCAGACTTTTTAAAATCGCAGGCAAGGGCGCAGAGCGAGCTGCGCAGTATGATAAAGCAGTATGATGAAATGCTGCATAAAAACTGGGAACTGGCAACGGACGAACAGAAAGCGAGGATTGAACAGATCCGATCCCAAACAGCTGTGCAGGATGAGAAAAGGAACCGCGGTAGTGATGCGGCAGCTGCCATTGTGGAGAACATGCAGACACTGGCAGAGATTCTGAAAAATCCGCAGCCGAACCGAAACATTGAAGATTACGAGGAGTGATAACATGATTTTGTGTTACGACGAGAAGACGAAAAAAGCGATTGAGAAAACTGGAATGATGGTAATTGAATTTAAGCGGATGGTTTACAGAATGTCGAATATTATGGAGACAATCAAAAAAATGGGTAAAACAGTCGCGAAGGCTCTTAACGATATTTTGAGAAGGCTAAGGGAGTGCTGAATCATTTTTCAGAGGCATTCTGGGAAACTCTTGAGGAATATGCGGGAATCCAGAAAAGAAGATGGAGGCTCGTGCGCGCGTTGGATAAGCTTTGTAATGGTGTGAATACGAAACCAGCAGCTCACATACAGCCTGCATACCATTGCCGTAGCAACTGCTGAGGAGTGATGTGAATGAATAAACCAGCGCCGTTCTCTGCTCGGCAAATGGAATATTTCAGACGATGTTTCGATAACTGGTTTAACGTTGCAGAAGGTGGCAAGCGTGGTGGTAAGAATGTGCTGCAGGTTATGGCGTTTTGTACGCTTTTGGAAAACCACAAAAACAAGATCCATCTGGTTGCGGGCGTTTCAGTGGCAACCGCAAAGCTTAATATTCTGGACTGTGACGGATATGGTCTGCTGAATTATTTCGAGGGGCGCTGCCGTGAGGGAAAATATAAAGACCGTGACTGCGTTTATGTGCAAACGAAAGCCGGAGAGAAGGTTGTGCTGGTGTCGGGCGGCGGGAAAGATGGGGATGAGAAGCTGATCAAAGGCAATACCTACGGGATGGCTTACATCACGGAAGCAAACGAATGCCACCCGAAATTCCTTCGGGAAGCATTTGACAGAACACTTTCCAGTTCCGACAGAAAAGTATTCCACGACCTGAATCCAAAAGAAGAGGGACATTGGTATTATACGGATATCCTGGACTTTCATGAAGAAAAAAAGCTGCAGAATCCGGAATATGGTTATAATTATGGGCATTTTACGATCGCGGATAATTACAGCATATCCGGCAGCAGGCTACGGGATATCCTGGCAACATACCACAAGGGGACAGTCTGGTACGAGAGAGACATATTGGGAAAACGAAAAGTAGCGGAGGGAATCATCTTCCGCTATTTTGCTGATTGTCCGGATCCATATCTCTTTACAGATGCACAGCTACAGGAATGGTTTAAAGTTCGCATCAAGCAAGCGCAGCGAGCAGGAAAAAAGAAATGGTTGGATCGCATTACGATCGGCATTGACTTTGGTGGAAATGGATCGAAAACCACTTTTGTCATGATGGGCTGGCTGAACGGATACCGGAACCTGTTTGTACTGGAAGAAGATTCCCTGCCGGTTACCGAAGAGGTTGACAGTAAGCGGATTTGTGATAAGTTCGTTGAATTTTACCGCATGGTGATCGGGCAATACGGAGATGTTGACTGGATATTCCCCGACAGTGCCAGTACAACGATGATTAACAGCCTGCGAAATGCAGCGAAGTCCGCAGGATTGCCGTGGCGCAGCATCAGCGGATGTCGGAAAAACCCGATCACAGAGCGACCGAAGACTGTTGATATGCTGTTTTCAATGGGACGGCTTATGATCAGTCGGCGATGCACAAGCGTAATCGGAGCGATCAGCCGTCTACGGTGGGATCCGGATCACCCTGACCAGCCAGAAGATAAAAATATTGCCAACTGCAATGACTGGTGGGACGCCTTTTGTTATTGCTGGTTGGATTTTGTAGAGTATGTAGACCTTGGGAGGTGAGGACAGTGGAAAACTGTGTTACAGATTATCTTTTAAAGCGCGGATACCGAGTGAATACGACTGCGCTTGAGCTGATCCATGCGTGCGACGATTGGTATGCGAATCGGAAGATTCCAGAGTTCCACCGCCGGAACACAGTCCAGAATGTACCGTATGACCTGAAACAGTTAAACCTTGCGAAGCGGTGTTGCAGCGATGATGCGAACCTGTGCGAAATCTTGGATGTGAATGCAGGAAGCACGGAACAGCAGAAAGATTTTGTAAATGCAATATTGGCGGACAGCGAGTTCCAGACACAGTACAGGAAACAACTGGAAAAGGTATCCGCGGATGGAACGGCAGCGTGTTATGTACGCCTGGATGATGCAACGATCATGAAAAGTGGCAGGGTGCTGGGTGGGCGCATTCGGCTGAACTATGTGGAAGCAGAAAGCTACATTCCGCTGACCGTCGAAAATGATGTCGTGACAGAAGCGGCTTTTTCCGGGACCGGACTGGAAAAAGGAAAAAAACAGACAACTCTGGTGATCTTCACGAAAGACCGGGCAGAAAACTATACCGCGGAGACAGCTGTGTTTGACGAGTATGGAGCGAAGATAGAAGATAAGTCCATCGTGTTACGTTTGGGGGATATGAAACCGTTCGCGGTATTGCAGAATGCAGAGGTCAACAACCTTGACGATATGGTTGGGTATGGACTGCCGAAGCTTCACAATGCGATTCCAGCGCTGGAAGTTGTGGAACTGGCATTTAATGTACTGTACGGAGATCTGGACAAGGCGGATAAGCTGATACTCATCAACGAGATGCTGTGTCAGTTTGATGGCAGCGGTAAACCGATCACCCCGAACGAGCAGGCAAAGAAGCTGTTTGTGCTGTTGGGCGAAAGGCTTCCCACACAAAAGGAGTTGATTCAGGAATATAATCCGGAAATTCGGACGGAGCAGATCACGAAGGCGCTGGAACTTGCACTTTCGTTGCTGTCGTTGATGTTTGGATACGGTACAAAGAAATACAGTTTCGAAGGTGGACAGATCAAGACCGCAACGGAATATTTTGGAGAACGTCAGGATTCCATGCAGGAGCTGAACCGGCAGCGGCAGGCTGCAAAACGGTACATACGGGACATCGTAAAAGCCGTCCTGTGGTTTGCCAATACATTTCAGGGCGGCAGCTGGGATATTGGAGCAGATGTGAGTGTGGAATTTGATGATTCCTATATCACAGACAAGGACGCTGAGATGGAGCAGATGCGATCCGATGCGGTGAGCTTTTCCGATATCCCAATTTTCAGGATACGGTATGTGATGGCCCGCCTGAACTGCGACGAAGAGCAGGCAAGACAGTACATTGCAGAGGGGCAGCAGGATCCGGATCTGGGTGATGAGACAGATGACTGAAAGGTGGTGCCGCAATGCTGAGTGATGAACAGCTGGATGTCCTATCTGGCGCGTTGGTGCCGCTTTACCAGCATCTGGAAAGCTGGGTAATCGCAGACGTGGCACGGCGCATCCGTGATACGCTGAAATACACCAGAACAGCAGAGCTGGAAGTGAAAGCGCTGCAGGCATTGGGATACAGCCCGGCACAGATTCGGGCGCGTGTTATGAAGCTACTGCGGGCAGATAAAGAATACCAGAAGCAGGTGGAAGAAAACACGCTGCAGTATAAACGGGAAGTGGCGGAGCTGCTGAAACAGATCGATGGGCAAGCGATGACGGCAGAAAAGGATGTCATGGAAACTGCTGCATCTATGGCATGGGAGAATGATCTCAGCCTGTGGGACGCTGCGGGGGCTGACCTGAAAGAAAATAAAGAGCTGTCGCAGATCACGAAGGCGATGCAGCGGCAGACGCAAGGCGAGCTGCAGAATATTACCAAGACAACCGGGTTTCGTACCGGTGCCGGAATCGAACCGGTGCGGGAGGTGTACCGGCGGGAGCTCGACAAAGCGGTGGTAAAGCTTACCAGTGGGGCGGCAACGCAGCGGCAATGCGTACAGGATGCAGTCAGGGAGCTGGCTCAAAGCGGTTTGCGGACGATTGACTATGACAGCGGGCGCAGTTATCAGATAGACACTGCGGTCAGAATGTGCGTCAATACGGCGGCTGGTCAGCTGGCGGCGCAGGTTTCGAATGCAAATATTCTGGAAAATGACGTTACCCTGGTAAGGGTATCGGAGCACTGGGGTGCCCGAGATAAGGGGACCGGAGTTCAGAACCATAAAGAATGGCAGGGGAAGGTCTACAGCATTGATGGAAAGCAGCATCCGGAGGAAGAAAAGCGGATCAGGATGGAAATCATAGATCTGCAGGATGCGACCGGATACAGTGTGCAGGAAAGCAGCGGTGCGGTGGATGGTCTGCATGGTGTGAACTGCCGACACAATCATTACGCGTGGTTTGAGGGGATCAGCGAGCTACCGAAGTCCGATCCAGAGCCGGGACCACGGGAGATTAACGGCAAAACCTACAGTTATTACGATATGACGCAGGGGATGCGCCGGAGGGAGCGTGAGCTTCGGGCACTGAAACGGGAGCGGGAAGCGCTGGATACGCTTGGTGAAAATTCCAAAGACATTCGGGCAAAAATCCGTCAGAAAACAAAGGAGTATAATCAGTTTTGCGATGCCTGCGGTCTGCGACCGAAACTGGAACGGACAAGGGTTGAAGGAAAAAGCACTGATCTGACAAAAACGGAGGCCTGGAAAGAATATAAGAATGCAGGAAAATCGATCGAAAAGCCGATCAGGTTAGGCGATCTTTATAATGTTGAAATAAATCGAAGTGCCCGAAATGCAAATATTTCAGCGAAAGATATTTTGGCAGTGAAGCATACGATAGCTGAATTGAGCAGGGAATATCAGTTCAGACTTGATGAAATAGAGATTGGAAATTATACTGATGAAGAACACTTGAATGTGCCGATGCTTGCTCGTGTCACTGATAATAGTGGAGAATTAAGAAGGATTTTGGTCCTTAATAATGCCAATGCCATGTGGTCGGACAGTGCATACAGGAAAGATATTTTTGACGGTTACTTTTTTGCAGGACGTTCTGTAGAAGAGTTTACGGAACACGAGCTTGCGCATTTTATTACTTATGAGGGATGCGACACGATGGAAGAGTGTGAAGCGTTGGATGAGAAGATTGAACCAATGTATACCAATGGGGTTTCGCGTTATGCCTGGAAGTCCAAAGATGGGGCAGAGACGATTGCGGAAGCATTTGTGAAAAAGCGGCAAGGACGCAAAATCAATGATGAAGCGAATCAGCTTCTTGAATTGTATGTGGAGGTGTGGAGAAAATGATAAAAGTTCCAGTATGCTTTGCGTGCGTACATTACGGACATGACAACCATAGTTGTCCGGCATATCCAGACGGAATTCCGGACGACGTTTTGTTTTTGCGAAAAAGGTCTGATAAAGACTGCGGGAACGAAGTAGGATTTAAAGACAGATTTAAAGACAATAAATAATCAATGATGCGTAGGGAACCGATGCGATAAAGCACCGGTTCTTTTTATTGCATAAATTCCAATCGGGGAAAGCCCGATTCACAAATTATTTTAGGAGGATGGAACAGATGAAGAATGTTTTTGAGCTGATGAAAGAGTGTGGTGTTGAGCTTCCGGAGGACAAGAAAAAGGACTTTGAAAAAGCCCTGCTGGAAAATTATAAGACCGTGAAGGATTATGACGCCCAGAAGGATAAGCTTGCGACAGCGGAGGCGAAAGTGACTGCGCATGAAACCACGATCAATGATCTGCGGGAGGACTTGAAGAAGTTCGATGGCGTGGATGTGACGGGACTGCAGAACAGGATTACAGCTCTGGAAACTGACCTGCAGAACAAAGACACAGAATATACGCAGAAGATCGCAGACCGTGATTTTGACGATCTCTTGTCTGAGAGCATCCGCACTGCGAAAGGCCGCAATGCCAAAGCAATCCGCGCGCTGCTTGATGTGGACACACTGAAAGCGTCTAAAAACCAGAAAGACGATGTGGCTGCCGCAATCAAAGCGCTCACGGAAGCAGAGGACAGCCGAATGCTCTTCGGGGAAGATGAACCGGCAGAGATCGGAAGTGTGATTGCGACTGTAGGCAGAAAAACAGGAGCGGCCGAAGATGCTGCAATGCGTGCGGCGATGGGGCTGCCGCCTGTAAAAAGTGAGTAGAAAGGAAAAATGAAGAATGGCGAACACAATCGTATTGGCGAAGAACTATGTACCTCTGCTTGATGAGGTATATAAAAGGGAATCTGTAACAGCAGATTTGACAGGGGATCCTGCAATGGCGCGGGCAGGGGCGAACGCGAATGAAATTGTATATCCTCAGATTGCAGTAACTGGTCTGGGCGATTATGACCGCAATAGTGGTTACACACAGGGAACAGTTGATTTTAAGTGGCAGACAGCGAAATACAACTATGACCGCGGTGCGAAACTTTCTGTAGATGCTATGGATAATCAGGAGACCTACAACCTTGCCTTTGGTATGGCAGGCGCAGAATTGATGCGAACAAAGGTTGCGCCCGAAGCCGATGCATTTACCTTCGCAACACTGGCAGGGATTGATGGTATTTCAAAGGGGGAAGCAAAAGCGCTGGCAGATGCGAAAGCATTTCTGGAAGAGCTTCTTCTGGCAAAAAATAAAATGGACGATGATGAGGTGCCGGAGGAGGGGCGAATCTTGTATGCAACCGCAAACCTGCTGAACGGTCTGATGATGCTGGACACCTACAAGTCCAAAGAGATCCTTTCCCATTTTGCTATCAAGAAAGCTGTACCGCAGGGGCGCTTCTATACGGCTATTGACCTGTTAGATGGCAAATCTGCAGGCGAAGAAGCAGGGCATTACAAGAAGGCTGATGCCGGTAAGGAAATCAACTTCATGATTATCCACAAACCTGCGATCATCAAGCATGATAAGCATGTGGTCTCCAATGTGATTCCGGCATCGGCAAACCCTGATGCGGATGCAGATATCGTGAAATACCGCAAGTACGGTCTGGTGGATGTTTATAAAAATAAGGTTGCAGGTATTTACCTGAGCCATAAGGCGTAAGGAGGAGTATATGAGAACAGTAGGTATGGGAGCAGAGAAGAAGCTGGATGCACTTGAGAAGCTGAAAGCAGAGAAAGAAGCTCTTTTAAAGGAAAATGAAGAGCTCCGTAAGGCGGCAAAGACGAAATCAGCGAAGACGAAAGAAGAGGAGTGACGGGAGGGCAGGAATGGCATATATAGACTGGGAGTGGTACAGCAACCACTTCCCTTTGGAAGAAATGACAGAGGATGAATTTATGCGCCGCCTGCCTGCCGCTGAGATGAAGGTGGATATTCTGACCCATTATCGGGCACGGGATGCTACCGGATACAAGGGAGAGCAGGTCAAGGCGTGCGTCGCAAATCTGATAAACCGTTCTGCAAAACTGGAACAGGACGGTGCAGGTGACAACGTGAAATCCGCTTCGAATGATGGATATTCTGAAACGTATGAGCTGGTGACGCCGGAACAAGCAGAAGAAGCGCTTCGGAAAGAATGCTTCCGCTGGCTTTCTGGAACCGGGCTGATGGGGGCGATGTAATGGCATTCTTTGATGATGTTATGACAGTATATAATTACCGGCTGGAAAACGGCGAGGAAAGATGGAACCGCAGCGTGGTAAGGGGTGTCCAGTGGCGGCATGGAAAGCGGCGGGTAAGTGCTGACAAAGGAGTCTTTACGGATGAACCGGAGGAATCTGTTACAGTTGACTTTACCCGGACATATCAAAGGAATCCACTTTATGTATCGCCAAAGGAATATGCGTCCCTTGAGGATAAGGGCGGTTCCTGGACATTGAATCCGGCAGATGGAACGGACTTCATTGTGTGTGGCGAAGTGGCTCAGGAGATCGGGGACGGTTACAGCATTTCGCAGCTGAAAAAGGATTTTGATGCGTATGTGATCGTATCAGTATCGGATAATCGGAACCGTAATCGGTTGAAACATATCAGAGTGGTGGCAAAATGAAAAGGTTTGATGCGCAGGCATGTATAAAACGGCTGGGGCTGGAAGATGGCGGGAGCGTGCAGAAAGCGGTTGATCAGAGCATTTTGGATGTTTGCGAACCGTATACGCCGATGGATTTATCCAGC